CTGGCCTGCAATGCCAGAAGAGGGCTCCCTGTCACTTTGTGACCGGCCTGGCCGGGCTAATCTTTTGATTCACTCCCGAATTTCCCTTGCTACACACCCGGCCCGCCGTTTTCGTTATTTTAGGTTTTCCGGAAGAGTTCGGAATATTCCGGAATTCCGGAAGATTTCCGAAAAGGCAAAAACATGTTCGAATCGATAGCAGAGTACATACCTGAAATTGAAGAGCGATTAAACCGAAAACATAGCCCGGCAAGGATAGCAAGGGACCTGGGCCTGGCAAAGACTACCATCTACGACTACAAGCGGCTATGCTTCAATGTCAAGAATGCCGCAGCAGAAGAATGGTCGGAGGAACAAAAAAAGGGCCATGAGGAGAGGCTGGCAGCCGGCAAGGCAAAGATCATAGATTCCCTGGAACTCCTGAACAAGGCTAAAGCCAGGGCAGAGTTCCTTGTGGGCCTGGAACTGGGCAGCCCCTACAAGCTCGCAGACGGAGAAGAGAAGGCCCTTTCCCTGGGATCGGCGGCCCTTTACTGGCGGCAGGGCCAGCAGATGACATGCGAGATAATCAAGGCTGAACTTGAGCTATCCGGAGATGACGCAGAGACCCGCAAGGCCGAGGCCCTGGAGTCCTGGGCTGATACCAGGCTGGCAATACTTGGGGCAGTAGATGACGATCCGGAAGCGAAAGAAAAGCTCATCGCCGCTCTGGAGCAGAGACGACGACCTCCTTTACGCCCTGGACCCGGTAATCTGGGCGAGGGAGGTCCTGGGCTTCCATCCGGACGGCTGGCAGCAGGATCTCCTCCGGAGCAGACAGAATAAGATAATCCTGAACTGTAGCAGACAGAGCGGCAAGTCAACCACTACCGCTGCCCTGGGTCTGCATGAGTGCATATATCGCCGCCCGACTGTGGGCCTCTGCGTGGCTCCCGGCATCAGGCAGTCGGGCGAGCTCATGCAGAAGTTTGACGAGTTTCGAAGTGCTGTCGAGCTTCCTTCTGATTACCTGGATGAGGACACCAAATTATCAGTGAAGTTCAAAAACAAAAACCGCTTCATGGCCCTGCCTGGATCGGAGAAGACCATAAGAGGAATCTCGGCCGTAACCCTCCTTTTGGAGGATGAAGCAAGCCGGGTCCTGGACGTGCTCTACAAGTCAGTCCGGCCCATGCTCGCCGTCTCACATGGCAGGCATATACTGATGTCTACGCCATTCGGCAAGAGAGGGCACTTCTGGGAGATCTGGGACAGAAGGCGCAGAGGAGTATCATCAAACGGAAAATGGCAGTGGTTCCTCGTATCTGCAGATGATTGCCCAAGGATCACAAAAGAGTTCCTGGAGGATGAAAAGGAAGAGCATGGGGAACAATGGTATCTCCAGGAATATTTCAATGCATTTGTGGATGAAGAGACGCAGATCTTTACCAGTAGCAGCATAATGCAGGCAATGGATAACGATATTGCAGTGATTGAGATTTGAATGACATTCATAATATCGCTGGATCCGGCAAAACTGCGGGACTGGAGCGCCATATCAGCGATTGACATGCATTATGTCAAAGAAAAGAGACGCTTCGAGTACGACCTGATTGCGATGAATCGCAAACAGGGCCTTCCTTATGATCATCCGACCGAGCCTTCGATTGCATCATGGGCTCTTTCCGTATACAGGAATCAAAAATTTTGGGATAAAAAGCAGCCTCCGCATTTCCTCATAGACGCTACCGGCGTTGGGGTAGCAGTAAGAGACATCCTGGCCGCTAAGGGAATAAAATTGATAGCAGTCACAATCACACCGGGAAACAGCATCACGCGCCTGGGAAGGAAGATTAACTTCTCCAAGGCCAGGATGAAAGGAAAGTTCCTTGGGGCATTTGATTCAGGAAAGCTGCATGTCAATCCTGCTATGCCTATCTGGCCGAAGCTCGAAAAAGAGATGCTCGGTTTCAGGGCAGAGCTGAATGCCCAGGGGAACACGAAATTCGAGGCTGAAGAAGGAGAGAATGACGACATGCTCATGAGCCTGGCGCAGGGGATCTGGTACGGCGAAGAGATTCTGAGGGGTGGCAGGATATGATTTGCCTGTTCTGTGGTCAGAAAATAGGCCGGGAGTTCCCTGTTCCTATCAGAGAATTATCTATGACACCAATTGTGCCTTACATCGAAGGTGTCACAGAAAACAAGCTCGGCCTAACCGTTCTCACGGATCGCATATGCTGTCAGGATTGCTACCATAAGATCCTGCAAAATGAGTTCAAGATCATAGAGGAAGCAGGAAGGATGCCCGAAAATGCTAACTGACCTGGCATTCATAGGAGACGGCAAAATATGGCCGCCCAAAGACGACGACGAGGCAGCCAGGCTGGCAGAACATGCCGTCATGAGACAGATTTACAACGGCCTGCATGACAGGATATTCCCCAAATATGCCGCCTATCTGGCAGACTCGAACAAGGACGGAAAGAAGCAGGCGATAATCCTGGACTGGCCGGAGATGGCCACCTCTTCTTACATCAATCTCCTCATCGGAGAGGAGCCTGAAATCAGGGCCCCAAGAGAGGACCTCCCTGAGAGGCCGGACGAGGAGGTCTTCATAGACGCCAGCCGCTACGGCCACGGGCTGTATGAAGTCTCGGAAGACGGCATTCCAGCAATCAATCCGGAGAACGTTTACCTTGTAGTGCATCCTGGGAACATACGGATAATAACTGCGTATGTAATCTTCAACAAGTTCAAGGAGCAGGACCGGGAGTATATCAAGTTCACAATTCACACCAGAGGCCAGATTCAGCACCAGATCTATGAGCTCTACAACGGAAAATTGAAAGGGCCAATTGAGCTATCGAGGTTCTGGACTTTTGCAGGGCTGAAGGTGGATGAATTTGGCATCCAGAAGACAGGCGTAGACGACTTTCTCATTGTGCACGTCCAAAACAAGCTCTCAAGCGAGAGGTACTATGGCAGGTCCGACTACAAGCCGTCGATCATATCTCTCGTAGAGTCTCTGGAGCGCAGTTTTGCCCAGAGGGATGAAGTCCTGGCAAAGTTCACTTCGCCAACGCCCGTCATCCCGGAGAGCGCCACGATATTCAATCATGCAACTTCGGAGTGGGTTTACACGCCAGGCCAGCCGATATTCACCCAGCCGGGAGACAGTACACCTTCTCTAATGGTCTGGCAGGCGGAGCTGGGCTCGGTAGAGAGGGCGATAGATCAGAAGATGGACCAGCTCCTGCAGATGTTGCAGTTATCGAAGGTCCTCCTGGCCGGCAAAGACGCAGGCACGGCGGAGAGCGGCACAGCATTGAGGATCAGGCTGATACCGACTCTGGCAAAGGTTGGAAGATTCGCCAGGGCGGCAGAGAAGGCAATACCAAAGGTCCTGCAACTATGGTCACAGCTCCACGGGCCTGCAATGGATCTCAAGGATATTCAGATCATTTTCCAGGACGGAATACCTGAGGACCAGCTTGAGATGGCCAGGACTGTGCAGTTGTGGGACAGCATGAAAGCCATCTCCCTGGAGCGAAAACTGGAGCTGCAGGGATTGAAGGAAGGCTCAGACGCCTTCGAAAAGGAACTTGAGAGGCTCAGAGGAGCGCAAAAAATCCTTGAACCTGCACAGCCAATAATCTCTCTTCAGCCGCAGGGCAACAATGGCTGAATATTCCAGAGCAGAGGCCGAGAGGCTGGTGAGGTTTTGCAGGGATGCAGAAAATGCAATTTCTGCACAGCTCATAGATCTGATGTCGAGGTCACAAAAAGGGGAGATTATAGGTCCACAAGATGTTGCTGTGGTAAAGATCAACCAGATTCTCCAGGAATTTTTAGAAGGCTGCAAACAGTGGGTAGAGCAAGCAATATCCGCAAGCTATCTTGCCGGGATCCAGAGTATCAGAAAAGAGGATGGAAAACCAATCAGCGCTCTGCATGAAAAAGCAGCGAATGCGATTGCAGCGAGCACGTTCTCAAGGTTATTGGATGTCTACAAAACAATGAAACGATGGGTAGACGACAAAATTACACAGCTCAATCTCAAGAATATTCAGAATCAGATAGCAGAAGAAGCAGCAGCCAGGAAGCAAAGAGAATGGGCGAAATAATTGCATTCAGAGATAAGTCCGGGAAAGAATGGGGGCTGTCAAGCTATGCAGAGACATTAGCCAATCAGGCAACAATTCAGGCCTACAGGCAAGGAGAAGTAAATGAAATCCTGGAAGAAGGCGGCGCATTTGGGCGGATCTCAGAAGGGCAGTCCAATAAGACCTGCGAAATCTGCAAGAAATGGGCAGGAAAGATTGTGAGCCTGTCAGATCATACAAAAGGAGCGATACCTTCGCTTGATGATGCAGTTTCAGAAGGGCTCTTTCATATAAATTGCATTCATACTGTAAATATTGTAAGCATAGAAGATGCAATAAAAGAGACATTAGATCAATAATAATCATCAATAATAAGTTGACGCCGGACTGGATCGGCGGGAGATACTTTTATGGCAGAACAACCACCAGCTGCGGGCACGCCTCCCGCAAATACACCAGCAGGCGGGCAAGAACATCAACCACCAGCACAAAACGAGTTCATTATGAATCAAGAACAGTTCAATGCTCGGTGGGGTGCGAAGCATGGAGAAATTGAAAAAGAGCTTGGAATGTCAATTGAAGATGCTAAAGCCTTCATCAAGGCCAACAGGAAGCCTCCCGTTAGCAAAACAGAGAAGCTGGAAGGGGCAGATCTGAGGATGGCCAAGATGGAAGCTCTGATGTTTGCCAAGGTTCCAAGCGAAAAGATACCTGGGCTCATTTCGAGGGTCCAGGGGTCCAACAAGACAGAGATTGAGGCGGATATTCAGCAGATGATCACGGACGGCTTTATCACACTTCAAGCTGCGCAGCCTCCGCAGCAACAGCAGAGCCAGCCTCCGAACGCTGCCCAGGGCGCGGGCAATCCCGGCGTGCCTGGCACTCCTGGAAAGAAGACCTGGAAGCGTTCTGAAATCAAGAACATGAGCCGTGAGGATCATCTCAAAAATAAGGATGAGATCTTTGCGGCAATGCGGGAAAACCGAATTACTGAGGACTGATGGATGATAGACAACTTTATACCGGAATTTTGGGCGAGCATCGTTTTGGAGGCCGCCCAGAAAGCAATGGTTTATGCGCAGCCGGGCATAATCAATAGGAATTACGAGGGCGAATTTGCGACAGCCGGAGACACCGTGCACATAATCGGCGTGGGTGATGTGACAATCGTGGATACTGTCGATGGCACCGACCAGGCGGAAGGTGATGAGATGATTGATGCGGACACTCTCCTCACCATTAGCCAGGATAAGACCTTCAGATTCCTCGTCTACGACAAACAGACGAAGCAGGCTGCTGGAAACATTCTCAGCCCATATATGAGGCGCGCTGCCTACCGGATCAAGGACGCCACGGACCAGTATGTTGCCGGCCTGTATGTAGATGCCTCAAAGGCGAACCTCATAGGGACTGATGCCTCGCCAAAGGTGCCCAATACCACTGTTGGAGATGCGCAGAACGTCTTCAATCTCATCGAGGACTGCGCGGTATTGCTATCCAACAACAATGTTCCAACCGATGGCAGGTTCATGATTGTGCCTCCCTGGTTCACAGGTCTCATAGTGAAAGACTACCACCGTGAGGGTGCATCAGCTCCCGGAGCGTCCGAGCAAGCGCAACTGACTGGCAGGGTAGCGCACATTGCAGGCTTTGACATCCTGGAGAGCAACAACGTTCCCAACACTTCTCTGACCAAGTTCAAGATCCTGTTCGGAAACAGCGAAGCCATAACCTTTGCAGATGACATCTCAGGTATCGAGTCCATGAGGCATCAGAAGAGGTGGGCCGATATCGTGCGTGGCCGCCATGTCTATGGTGCAAAAGTTGTGTATCCGGACAATCTGGGAGTGCTGACAGCCAATTCGAGCTAAATAGGTGGGTAAGATAAATGGCGAGAACCGCAATACCTGGAAACAATTTGACGGGCGCGTTTGCTGCCCGTCAAGCTCCAACGACGTTAGACAAGCCAAATGGCCATTCCTACGGCCCCGCAGATGGAAATAAGCTTGCTTTGCTGTTCCATATCTCTGCGGCTACAGCAGGTGATACGATCACATTAAAGGCTGGTGTCAACCCGCCCGCACTGAGGGCGGGAATTGGCGATCTTGTCTATACCTGTGCAGGGGGCGCTGCAGAGGTGGTCATTGCCCCGATAGAGAATGCCAGATTCAAGCAATCAGATGGCAAATTCTACATAGACCTGGCTGGATCGACGATAGCAGGTACTGTAGAAGCATATGTACATAGCTGAAGTTTGAATTGAGACCTGCTAATTATATTTTTTATAATAAATGACGACATTGGACGCCTATGTGACATTGGAAGAGCTAACCACCTATTTTTCAGGTGATAACAGGGCCGCGGCATTTCTCGCCCTTACAGATCTGCAAAAAACTTCTTACCTGAACCGGGCCACAAAAGCGATAGATTCGGTACCAGTCAGAGGCATCAAGTACGATCTGAGCATCACAGATGGAGCTGCTGACCAGGCCAGGGCCTTTCCGAGGATAATAGATGGCGAAATCCTGGATTATAACAGCACAACAGGAACTGCTTTTGTCCCACCAGACGTTAAATATGCGTGCATGGAGGAAGCCCTGGCAATTCAGCAGTCTGAGACGGGTGGGCGAAAGCAGCTACAGGATCAGGGAGTGCAGTCTTTTACGATTGGAGGGAAGCTGTCGGAGACATTTATTGAAGGCGCGGGAAATCGGACTGTGCAAAGCGCTACAGCCAGGAGGCTCCTGCGCAAGTACATGGGATCGATGGTCAGGTAGAGGCTCCGGTGAGGTACTTATTTAATTTTCGGGTCTGGAGGACGCATGCAGGAAAGACTGGCAAGCGAAATAGACTGCAAAGAAAACAGAGACATAACCCTGGGGATGATAAT